CCACTCTGTAAGGTCCTTACCGCATTTAACACAGTAATTCCCCATTCCTGGGGTTGCTGATTGGTGAGCTTCATACGCCAACTGCTTCGTTGTACAATTCCAGCAAGAGAAACTTCTTGGTTTGACTACGCACTGGGAGCAGGCAGCCCAGATGTAAGAGGTGCCGTTTGGATGCACTCCTGCTTTAATCTCCATTGCCTGCCCGCAGGTGGGGCATGGAAATGTTAACATGAATCTAACCCTCCTTTTTTGTTAATAATTGGCTTTAGCCACATAACCCCCGTCTGATCATGTTACTCATGAAAACAACGAACATAACAAATACTCCGGTCTTCATACTTTTTTCTCCTTTTTTGTTAAGGTTAAAAAATTAATATGATCTCGGAGATATGTTATTTTCTCTCCGAGATCATACTGTTAGTGGATCGTCAGCGGTAGCGCTGACAGAATTCCGAAAATGATAAAAGTGATAATCACCAAATTTATTTTCATGACTTTCCCTCCTTAAAGGTATAGGTTTAATTCTATCACTTATTAATATATATAGTAGTTATTTACTTAAATAGTTAGAACATATTATACAGGGCACACCAACAGGCTGTAAACTAAAATATACAAGATTTTAGTCTGTAATCTTGAAAGGAGAAGTCCAATGACATACAAAGATCATTTCGTAGCGGAAGTAAAGTGTGGTGGTAAGATTTTAAGAATCACAAATGGAGCAGTTTATCTACCTTTTGGAGTAGAGTATTCCCTCCTATTCAAAAATCTAAACTCAAGACGTGCAGCAATCAAAGTAAGTATTGATGGGCAAGATGCGTTAGATAATCACCGCCTTGTATTAGATCCAAATGAAACAACAGAGTTAAAAGGATTTATGCAATACAATGTGGTTCGTAATGCATTTAAATTTATTCAGAAAACAAAACAAATACAAGATCATAGAGGCGATAAAATTGATGATGGGATGATTAGAATTGAGTTTGCATTTGAGAAACCAGCTCCTGAACATATTATGAAAACTGTTATTCATGAAGTTCATCATTATCCATATAAACCATATCCTTATCTTTGGCATGATTCTCCGAATTGGGCATATGGTGTAACTAATGTTGGCAGAGAAGTATCTTATGGAACTGCAACTGGGCAGATGACTGGGGAAGTTTCAGCTGCTTATAATTGTTCAGTTCCAGCTCAAGAATTATCTATTAAAAGTGAACCTGTAAAAGATGAGGGAATTACAGTTAAAGGAAGCGAGTTATATCAAGCATTAAATTATACTTCAATTGGCGAACTTGAACAAGCTGAAGTTATCATTATTCAATTAAAGGGTTCTGGAGATACTGGAGTTATGGTCGAGAAACCCGTCACAGTGCAGACACGGTTAGTTTGTAAAACATGTGGTGTAACATCCCCATCTAATAATAAGTATTGCCCTAACTGTGGTTCATATCTTTTAAGCTAAAAAAATAGTGCCCTGTGGGAAATGTGCGACCTGAACCCTCACACATTTCCCAATTTTAATATATGCTGATTAGTATGTATATTTAGAACAAAAATACACAGAGAATCTTCTCGATATAAAAGGACACAAAATATGGACAATAAAGTCAAAACAACAGTAGTTGAAATAAAAGAACACTACGGGGAAGAATGTTTAAATGATTCCGTTAATAAGAAACTTCTTGATAGAGGAGCTCCGACTGGGTTTGTAGAAATCTATGATGTATTAGAGAATGGAGAGAAAAAATTAATTGGAAAAAATAATTTAGTTTTATATTCTGGAAGAGAATGGCTTGCATCTAAAGCTTTTAATTTGGCCAACCAATTTATTGAACCAAGTCAGTCAGAATTTGTTTCTTGGTTTGGTTTGGGCAATGGAGGAGTCATTCCAGGAGATCCATTCAATCCTACTCCACCAGTTATTACGGATACTGATTTAAATGCCAAGGTAATGGTTAATGCTACTGATGCATCGTGTTCTGATTATCATGTTATTTCACCAGGATACGAGGAAGAAGGATTTTATAAGAAACCGTTTGAGAGAATTGATTTTGAAAGAGATCTTTTAAATAACGATAAATATTTGGTTGTTAAAGTTACGGTAACAATTTCTTCAATAGATGCTAATGGAAAACAACTAAGTGAAGCAGCATTATACACATCAGAATCTAATGCTGCAGGATATATGGGTCCCTATCATATATTTGCTCGAGTTACATTTCCATCGCTTGTAAAGACATCAGATAGAAGATTAATTTTTGCATGGTTTCTATATTTTTAAGGATATTTAAATAGAATAGTTTTAGAACATAAATGTATTACCAGGAGATTTATCCTAACCTTAGAGAAAAAGTTAGGGTTATTTAAATAGAGAAAAAAAATAATAAACAGGAGGATAATTTCTCATGAGTAATGTTTCGCCAGGAGTTTACACTAAGATCATAGATCTGTCAACCTTTGTTCAAGCAGTACCTTCAACAATCGGTTTTATTGCAGCGTTGACAGAAAAAGGTGAAGACAATGTTTTAAAGTTTATCGGCGGCAGATCAGATTTTATCTCGGAATTTGGTGAACCAAATATTACAGCTTATGGTAAGAGCTATGGTCAAGGCTCATATTGTGCATACAATTTTTTGGGAGAAGCTGGATCTCTATATTTTATGAGAGCTCTTTCAGATAATGCTGCATTTTCAAATATGAGTATTGATTGTTTATTTGGTGGAACAGATACAACAGCTAATTTCCAAGTTTCATATTTAAATAGTATTAATAGTAAGGATGAAATTGAATCCAATCTATTGGTGGATGGAACTAGATATCCAATTTGTATTTTGTATCCAATTGGAAGAGGGCAGTGGTATAATAAACTATCCATTAGATTAACAGAGGTTGCGAATCCAACTCTTTGGGATACATTCATATTAGATATCTATGAAAAACAATCTGATGGGCAAGATATTATAATTGAATCTTTTGAGGTTTCATTCAACCCGCTTGCAAGAGATACTAGCGGCGATTCATTATGGATTCAAGATATTCTTACATACTATTCAAGCGTCCTAAGAGCTGAAATGGTTGTTGATTTAAATACTGCAAGATATTCGGCTGGGTATGATATTAGTGTTAGAGTATATGATAAAGAAGTTGGCACAACTTCCGTTACAATTGATACTGCAACATTAACAGATAACAAACAAAATTTTATTGATTGGCAAACAATTTCAGGAACCGAGTATCAATATGCAATTATTGCTAAAGATGCAAGAGGAAATGAAATTTGGGGATGGTTAGGAGCTGCAGTAGGATCATATGATGAAGTAGTTAATGTTTATGATAATAGAACTATTGGAGTTGGGGTTCAAAAATGGAGTGGTAATATATTTGATTTTGACCCAACAAGTTCAGTTGAATACAGGATTAAAAAGTCATATGGTAATGTTTCGGATGCTTTTATGAGTGGCGAACCTGTTCCATTAAGAAAAGGTTCTGACGGCGACTTAATTAAACCAGATGGTGATTTAGATACTGTTGAAGCAACTCAATTATTAGCACAAGCATATAGTGGAATAATTGATGACAAAGTATTAGATACAGAAAATTACTATATGTCAATGGTATTCGATTGTGGATATCCAACAGATGTTAAATCATCAATTGTTACTTTAGCTAGAACTAGACGTGACTGTGTGTGTATTCTAGATAATGGTGATAACCCTAATGTCAATAAGGCTTTAGATAACAGAAAAGGTGCCCATACATATAATACCTATTTTGCAGCAATGTATGAATCATATAGTAAAGTGTATGATGTATTTACAGGTGTTAATATGTGGGTTTCCCCAGTATTCCATATGGCGTATATTTTACCAAGAAATGATAATGTTGCTGAATTGTGGTTTGCAGCTGCTGGATTTAACAGAGGTTCAATTGATACAATTAAAGAGTTGAGATTTAATCCAAAGCTAGGAGAAAGAGATCAACTATATTTAAAACAATTAAATCCAATTGTTAAATTCAATCCAGGTTATGTTGTTTGGGGGCAATTAACATGCCAAGCAAAAGCAAGTGCTCTACAAGATTTAAATATTGTTAGATTAGTTCTATATATTAAGAGAGCATTTGAAGATTTCTGTCGCTTCTTTATCTTTGAACAAAACGATGCAATTACATGGGGGCAAGTTGCAACCCAGCTAGTAGAGTTCTTGGAAGTTATTAGAAAGAAACGCGGTCTCTATAATTATTCAGTTGACGTCGGTGCAACTGATTATGAACAGAAGACCAAGAAATTCCATGTTAATGTAAACCTGACCCCAACCAGAGTGGTGGAACAGGTGGAATTAAACTTTTTTATCGAGTAATATCAATCATTTATAAAGTTATTCAACAACCCAGGTCGATTGCCTCCTCTTTATTTTTGTTTTATAAAGAGGAGGCAATTTTTCCACGAGAAACCTGGAT